TGACTAGAATAGGGCATGAACCTGCTTGGATCAAGATTCTCGTCCTCAAAGGAAACCTTCTTCCCCTTTTGACGCTTCCTGGCCGCCTCTGTTTCTGTCTTTGAGCCATCTTCTTCGTTAAGTACAGAACGAACTACAGAAGAAAGACTACTAATTGTATCGTTATTCCATTGTGACATTGTAAATTACTCCTTAGTGAGAAATTCAGAAAATTCTTTATCTATATTTAGCGTTTTACCATACTCTATTTCTTCAATTTCATCCATACTATTAGGTTGCCCTGGGGTATTTTTAAGATATTTATTCGCAGGCTTTGAAGTTCCCCAATCTCCGGCCCTATCTTTAGGTTCTTTAAATGGAACATCTGATCCATCAGAAGAAAAACAAGAAAGATCCTCATCCAAAAAACTGGCTCGACCACCAGAAAGAAATGAATTTACGCGATCAAAGGCATATTGATTTGGATCTCTCCTTTTTTGGGCTTCTTCATCCCAATCCATAAGACCCCGAAGGTAAACTTCAAGAATTAAATCAAAACCAACCTCGTTTTTATTTGACTTCTTAACCAAACCAGATAGATGTTGTTCTCCAAACATATCTTTTCGATGAAGAAGAACCAGAAAACGACGATATAAAAGATCATCATTTAAAATTGTATCGAACATTGTCTGGGTAACACGAAAAATCCGCTCCCTCATTGGTGGAGCCGATGCTGATTTTTGCATATCGGCAAATGCCAATCGAGTCAAAGAAATTTCAGGAGACTTGACCAGCCCAAGTCTTAATAACCTAAGAAATTTTGGACCAGAAACAGAACTAAAGTCTGGTTTTTTTACCTTTACTTCTCTTGACAACTGTACATTAAAATCTTTATTTAATTTTTTACTCTTTTTATCACGAAAATATTTGGCTCCCTTCAAGATAAGACCGGAACCAATAGCCGATGAAAAAATTCCTTCGTTGAGAAGTTTCTGGTCAATGATTTCATTGACTTGTTCAATTCGCATTCCCTTTCGGACTGCCTTAAACATATCAGAACGTGCCTTGCTTGGCATTGAAGAAGGGAGCCCGGACATGAACTCTTTCTTTTTACCATCAAGAGCAAGGGCTCTTAGTTTCGATGCGCTCATTCCAGTCACATCTTCTGCATCTGGGTTTCGTTCTCCTGCACTAATCACATCAACCTTCTCAAATTTAAATTCCCTACCCCCATTATACTTATCTACAAGACGTTTAAATTCTCTCACACGATCAGAACCAACAACAACAGTAACTTCTTTATACCCCTGAGTAGATAAATCCTTTAGGGCATCTATGATGGTTCTGACTTTTGTGTTTGAACTAATATTCTTTTTAAAAGTAGGAAAGGCCTTCTTCATAAACTTGACCTTATCCTTAAAGGACAAAGGATTTTTCTTTGGATCTTCGCTCTTGGTCGGAAAGATTTTAAAATCTGCGCCGCGAGAATCTGCTTCCGATGATAGTTTCGTGATTAATTTCTCATGCCCACTTGTCGGGGGATTAAATCGACCCCAGGTAAACAAGACCTTTGCGTCTGTAGTTTCATTTATTAATGTTGTAAAATCTTTTTTCATATCCGGGTTTCCCTTGGGCTTACCGTATTGGTTATTAATCGTCCTTACCTCGTTCACGGGCAGCCTTGACTCGATCCTTCTCGGCAGCCTTTAACTTGGGGAGCATCTTCTTTGAAAGTTTAGTTATTAATCCTTTTTTCTTGTCTACCTTTTTCTCAATGGACGACCTCTCCCCTACTCCCAACTCAGAAGGATTTCGTCCCTTAGAAAATTTCTTAAAAACTAACAGTCTGGCTGTTTTCCTGGCTTTCTTCTTTAACTCTGTCGTAGATCGAGTTCTCTTTGCTTTCATTTTTTTCTTACGTTGAATCTTTTTTGACATACGCTTCATCAACTGGCCGCGCTTTTTGCGTTGCTGTATTGTTAGCGCCTCGTCAACAGACGGCACCTCGTCTTCTTGTTCTATTAAAAACTCGATAAAATCTCGCACAGCAATCTCCTGCTACTGATAGACTCTTTTATATTTATGAATCCCAATTCTTCATTACTGTAAAATTCTTATGTGAAAAATCAAGACGGTCTACTAATTTTACTGCATTGCCTTCCATCCGATCAACCACAACGTAACCCTCATCCTTTGTTACTTTATAACCACTAGAAGTTTTTGTAAATGTTTTCATACTATTTGCCCCTTGGGACAATTTATTAATAATCATTAACTTGGCTTCTATAATGCTCTTCTGAAAATCAACGAGCAATTCCAAATCAGTCTTGGTTAACCTAATGTTTTTTAAATGAATCTTCTTTGCATTCTCTCTGTTCTTCTTCGTATCCTTTTTCTTTGCAGCAGAGGCCCATTCACTCCAAAATTTTTCAACGTGCTTAGAATAAGCATTTATATATGAGGATGAACTTCCAATATTTGCTCCTGCACGGACATGAGTATTCCTATAGGATTTAAATGAAGATCCCTTTGCTGATGATGGAATAGTACCTTGATATGTTAAAAACTTCTTTAACTTTCCGCTGTTAATTTTCTGAAATGCTTTTCCTGCTGCGGATAGATGCCTATTCAATGCATCAGTTTCCCTTGAAGTAAAAAGAACTTTGCCTGAAACATCCTTGTAGCTGGCATCATCAAACCATACGTCTCTAGTATTTGTGAGTCCAGAAACATTCACACCAAACGATGCAGTCATATCTGCAAGAGACGCTCCCGTATAGGTGGTGTGCCATACAATGCCAATCTTTGCCTGTCGAATTTTACTGGCTAGTGGTGAATCATTTGGAACAGCATATACAATTGTGTTTGGCTGAAACGTAATATGAATAACCCCATCAAATGTTTCCGAACCAAGATCACCAGAAGTAAACATGAGATCACCCTGGATCGCTCCGCTCTTGATTCCTAGCTTTTGAAAATGCTCAAAGGCAAGCTCCAGCTTTGACGCAAGGGCACCAGAATATCCATGCTTGCTTATATCTGATTTATCTTTAATTGTTTTTGGTGTCTTTGCAAAGACTCCCTTGGTTCCAACAAAAAACTTTCCGTCTGCTGGATCAATGCCTGCAATGATCGCAGGGGCCCCATCCCACTTGACAGATACATTGACGGGTTTGCCTACTTGACCGGCGAGCATATCCCTGAGTGCGCGAACAAAATTAATTGCTCCACGTCCACCGGGTACGCCATAGTTTAGAATCTCATCTTCGATATGCTCTAAATGGAGATTCTTTCCGGCGGCACCTTCAATTAAATAATTTGAAAGGGTCTTCATTTTTTAAAACTTCCATGTCAATCCAGAAATTTCAACCTTATCTGCCTTTATTCCTATAAACCCAAGAACAACATCAATTCCCTTTTTAAGAAGTTTCCTCATCGTATCCATAACCTTTTTGAGCGTCTTCAAAAGAAAGTTTTTAATTTTATCAGCCAAAACCTTCACTTTACTTTTCGCCCAATCAAGAAGTCCTTCATTAATTAACTGTTGTTCATAGGCTGCTTCTTCAAACAACTCCTCCTCTTCAATTGAAAACGATGCAAATTCCTCAGAGATCATTCTCGACATAGGAGAAGAATTGTTATACTCATAGCTTTCATTTGTCATTTCAACTTCTGGAAGATCATTATTACGAAGCCATTTATTTAATGCTGTTGGTTTTATTTCGCCCCTAAGAGTAGGATATGTCGCATACCCTCCACTACTGTCGTGGGTCTTCCAATTCATTCTGGTATATAACTGACTGGACATTTTTTCAATATAAGGAGTAGGCTTTCCCCCATCAGACATATGATTTAACTTAGAACCTTCGCCTGTAGTCTTAAATTGAAACATATAATTTGCTTTGGGCGGATCGTTCGAGAACTTCAACTCTCCTGTAGCAGCCTCAAAGGTAAAATACTTTTTAAAATCTGGATCATTTGCAAAAAAATGATTGAGTTTATCGGTTGCTGCGCGTTGCATCGCGCCTTGATCGAAATATTGTTTTTCTATTTTTTGCATTTCTTTAGTAAAATTAGAACGATTCCCCTGTCCCCATTTAGTTGTGTGTTGCTTTTTTCCTTTTTTTCCATACTTAGTTGTTCCAATGTTTTTAGACCTAGATAAACGAACACCCTGACCTTTTTTATTTGGATTATATTCATGTCCCGCAATTACCGCAGCTTCGACCTCCCCCTTCTTCCCGGGCCAATGTTCTGGCGGAATACGACCCGTCCCTTTAATCTTCAATTTTTTCCTTATGTCTTTTTTCGCCTTTTTAATCGCATCTCTAACATCGGCATTTCTTTTTGTTATTTCGGCATTAATAGGTTTAGTAAGATCACCTATAACTGCTCCCTGTCCCTTTAAACCATCAGTAATTTTTACCGTTTCTAACTTTTGAATTTCATCTATAATATCCTCAAATCCGTCGTGTTTCTTGTTTTTGTTCATATGCTTCAATGCAGCATAAAAAGTACAAACGGTTTCTTCCTCATGAGCAGATATAAGTTGATTGCTGCCTTCACTCTCTTCATTTTTTAAACTTAGCCTAATATTGTCTCCAATAGAATTATCGGCTTTAGATGTTTTATTTGTTCCTCCTTTGTCCTTCCAAAGTGTTGATAAGGTTCCTTTCGCTGTGCCTTCATGGGTCATTAAAGCTCCGGCTCCTGACGTTTTATCATGCAAAAACTTGGCAATCTTTAATGCTGGTTCTTCATATGTCGTATAAGAGTTTGTCCCTGTGGCTGGTACCTTAGCATCGGTAAGAATTTTCTCGTTGGCTTCTTTTCGAGCCTTAGCTTGGTCAGAAGTTTCTTTCAAGCCTCTGGCGTGCTTTTTCTTAATACCACCATTATATGCGGCAGTTATATATGCCTCAAAGTCAGTAGCAACAGTCCTTTTGCCTTCTGTAAGGTATTCTTCTTTTACGAATTGCTTAAACGATTTAGTCTTGCTCATTATTCCCACCTTTGGCTATTAGTGAATAGAACTCTACTATTTATAACACCGAATAATTTCCCACCCCCTCTAGAGAGTATACCACGTTCTTAATATTGAATGTTGCAATTGCCTTGTCGCATCCCTCACAGGGTTTAGATAATCCCCAAGTTAATTTACTTCCAGACCCAGCAGTATGTTTAACCCTACAAATGTACAGGGTTGCCTTGGCCAACTGCTTTTCATCCAAACTCTTCAATGCGTTCTTAATCACGTCCGTCTCCGCATGGAGATAGATAGCATCTTCATTCAAAGAATACCTATGCTGAAACGGATGAGACTTCTTTTGATTTGTGCCAATAGCAACAATTTGATTTTTATATACGACTGCCGCAGCCAACCTTGCGCGAGAACGCTTGGTCATCTGCGGGACATCAGATGCAATGACCGACAACAGATTAAGCACCTTCAGGTGCTTCGTCGGCGGGGGGTCACTATTACTTCCACCACTTCCCTTCATGACGAATTTCCTCCTTCACCCAGAACCGAGTCCTATCAAAAAACTTCTTCATCACAGGACTCGATCTGTCATGATTAAATGCACACAAATATTCAAAGAAGGTTGGGTACTTATCTGTATCTATCAAACGATTGTTTCGCAAAAGTACATACGGGCTAGTCTTCTTTGAATTGCGCTTCATCTCCAACATAAAATCATGAGCATGAGCATCAATCTCCATGAAC